ACACCGACCTCAGCGGCCGTCTGCCCGTCCGTGAAGGGGAGCCAGGCGGAGTCGGCGTTGTCCCGGACCTCGAACACGGAGCCCGTGCCATCGGGCACACCAGCGACCGCGGCGAACTCCACCGTCTCGGTGGGCGTGGCGCCGAGGTCGATCTGATTGCCGCCCGCCGTGTATTCGAGGTTCGCCGCTGCGTAGGACCCCGTCTCGATCTTGCAGCGGAAGCAGGGGCGGGTCGCATCAAGGCCAGAGACGGGACCCTCGAGATACCACCGTCCCGGCGTGATCAGCGGTGGGCCGGGAGGAGGTACGTATTTGACCTGGACCGTGCGGAGCTTCCGGCTGCCGTTCACGACCTCGGTCACACCCGAGTCGCGGGCCCACCCCACGTTCGTCGCCGGCGTCCCGTCGGCTGTCGTCGCCCAGATGAACCAGAAGGTCACCGGGGAGCTGTCGTACTCGCCCGCCGGCGCGAAGGGGTTGAGGTTCCCTTCGTCCTCCGGTCGTCCGAACGTCGGGCGCACACTCTTTGGCCGCGGCTTGCGGAGCAGGGTGATGATCGTGTGCCCCGGCCCTTGGAGGCTACGGTCGTAGAACGAGAAGACGTAATCTTGGGCGGTCGTCCCGTCGCCCGCGGGAACCCGGACGGGGTCGCAGAGCGGCACCAGGTCCGAACCGCTCGGCGAACTGTTCACGAGGGCATAGGGCTGGCAGATGAACCAGACGACGTCCTTCGGATTGGCGCCGTTCTGCTTGGGGTGCAGCTGGGCGGTGAAGCGATCAATCGCGATATCGGCCGAATCGTCTTTGCCCCAGACCGTGCGCGCCACGATGAAGGGCGCCTGCTCGGGCGAGAGAGCCGGACCCCCCAGGTCTAGCTCGTAGCCGTCGGAGGTGCCGAGGCTGATCTTCGAGATGACGACGTCGGCGAGCGTCGCGCCGCCGCCATCCAGGAAGTCGATCGCCGGGCCCGTGTGGTACGTCACGCCCGAGAGGAGGTCCAGATCCGTAGCGAGGTTGAAGCCGTGGACCGCGAAGGACCAGCCACCCGGTCCCGTCGCCGTCTTGATCTTGAGGCGCAGCTTCCCGCCGGCGGCGATGCCCGTGACGCGGACGGGCAGACGCTCGGACGGCCAGACGACGGCGGTGGCAGGCTCGCCCACTTTGCGGATCACCTCGTACTCGAAGGTCCATTGCTCCGTCCAGACGCCGCTCGGGATCGGGTCGGTCTCGACGGCGACGACGACCTTATGGGAGTTGGTGCCAGCACCGGGGACGACCGGGGTGATGCTCACCTTGAAGTGCGCCTCGTAGAGGGCGTTCGCCGCGGGGGCACTGGCGAGCACGGCTTCGACGGTGGCGGCTGCGGCGGTGAGCGAGTTGGCCGCCGTGAAGTCCGCGGTGCGCGCGGTGAACGTGTCGGCGGATTGGAGGTCAGCCTTCGTGCGGAGAATGTCGCTCCGAGCCTCCGCCTGGGCTTCGCAGAGTGTGCGGATCGGCGAGTCTTTGGCCGCCTGCGCGGTGCGGAAGTTGGGATGGACTGGCCTCACGACACCGCCGTCGCTTCGGCCATCGTGTGTGCATCCCGGAGGACCACGAGATCCCCGAGCAAGCCGTGCCAACCGCCGCCCCCAGGGGTCAGAAGTTGCGTGCTCCATAGACCACCGGCGCTAAGCGCCTGGGCCCCGCTCTGACTACCTCCGCTGTCCGCGCCCCCCGCGATGCTCTGAAAGATCCTGACGCTCCCATCGGGGAAGATCACGCCCAGGAGCTTCGTCTCCTGCCCGATCGCCGGAGCAGCGGCCGCAATCGACGCCACCGCGCCCGCGACCTGCTGATTGGAGTAGCGGTAGGATGTGCCGAAGGAGTCAAAGCGGGAGAAGGGTAAGGAGCCGCTTCCGAATGAAGCGGGCCCCGCAGTTGAGCTTGAGGTCGCCGTGCCGCGCTCCCCAAAGCGCAGAAAGGTTGACATCGACATCTGCCCGAAATTGCACGCGACGGTGAGGCTGTCCGCGGCTCGGGTGACCGCACTTGCGACCGTCTTAATGTAGGAGGAAGGGAAGCTCACATCTTTTTCAAACTGCGCCCCCCAGAGATACAGTGAGTTCCCGCCATTACCCTGATACGTGGCCGCGCTCACCCCATCAGCCGTGGCGGGATAGAAGTTGAAGAACGGTGTCGTCCCGCCGCTGTTGCTGGGCATGACCATCGAGCAGCGGTAATAGATCGTCCCATCGGAGAGCGAAAACTTGGCGACGATGATGCCACGCGCCCCGGACGTCACCGTGCCAACAGACCCGCTGCCGGAGAGGTTGAAGGACGCATCATAAAATGCCGCATTCTTCGCCTTGAACTCCACCAGCAGCCACGTCCGCGAGCCAGGCCGCACATGAATGGAGGCGCACTGGTTTGTATTGTCGGTCAGCGCTGGCAGCGTCTGCCCGATGGAGTGCGTCGCCGGAGCGCCGTCGGTGCTTTCGACGAAGGTGTCCCCGGTCGTTGCGCCATCGGGCGCCAGCGCCGAATTGGAGGTCACCGTCATGTTGATTTTGGAGTTCCACGCGGCGTCGCCGAACTCCTCGGATCGCAGCCACGAGTTGGTGCGGGCGGTCCCCTCGTGGAGATAGTAGGGTTCCTTAATGCCGTCCCCGTCCAAGTCCCACCACTCGACGCGGGGGACATTCGCGGCGGCCAGGCGGATGATCCCGTCGCGGTCGATGTAGGTCGCGCAGGTCGAGGCGTCGGCGCGGGCGAACGTGTAGGGCAGCTCGACGAGCCCCCGCCGTGATCCCGCCACCGCGAGCACGCCGTGCCGCGCCAGCGTGCGGCCACCCACGCGGAGCAGGATGTTCTGCGGGAAGACTTCAGCCATTGGGGTCCGCCTCTAGATAGGGCAGGTCGAGCTTGGGATAGAACCACCGCGGTTCGAGCTGCATCCCGACGAGCCCCTTCGGTAGGACGGCGAGGAAGGCGTCATCCGCACGCTCGTCGTCCGCAATAACCCACATCCGCCGACCGGCCGCGTATTGATCGAGGTGCCAGACCGCCTGCTCGGCGTCGAAGAGCGTCGCGAACGAGAAGTGCAGCACACCCTGCCGGCGCCGCGTCGCCTTACCGCGGCCCACCCAGCCCTGATCGCTTTCCGTCTCCTCGACAATCAGTTCCGTGACTCCGGGCGCCAAGGGCCGGTCCACATATCCCGGCTGCCAGCACTGACCGATCCAAAGTCCGGGCACGATACACGTCAGTCCCGCCCCGAGGGCCGGGACGAAGTAGCGCCAGTCGTAGGCCGACCGAGGACTAAACCGCTTGAGCCAGACACCCTCCCAGGTCCGCACGCCCAGGGCGTCGTCCACATCCCCGACGCCGGGACTCGACGGCGTCACGCTGTTGAAGGCGTCCTGCGGCGCACTCACGAAGTCGTCGTCGCAGCACTGCACCTTGACCGTCTTGCCGCCTTGATTGTGGCCGCGCTCGACCACGACCATATCGGCTACGCGCGTCACCCCGTTCCGGCTCTTGAGCCAGGCGTCGAGATTCGCCGTCGCGCTGATGTAGGCATCGTAAGTCGAACGCCGCGCCGCGCCCACGAGCGGCGCATCGGTCGAGTTCTCGGCCGCACTGAGGGTGTGACCGGGATAGATCCGGGAATTAAAGTGGTTATCCACGAGGAGGCAGGGGAGGCCCATGATCAGCTCGGCGGAAGGACGGGGACCGCGTTCGTGCGTTCCATCCGGCGGATGCCGTAGATCACATCCCCCAGAATCGACGCCGAAACTTCCTTGCCGTTCAAGAGCACGGTGACGCTGATGTGGTCCGGCCGCCCCCGCTTGTCCGTATTCTCCCGGATCCGCCGCAGCTCCTCCATCTGCTCGCGTTGCCGCCGCTCCGCCGAATGATCGAAGAGCGTGAAGACAGTGCCTAGGACGGAGCCGATGAAACCCACCGTCCCTAGCGTCTTCCCGAGCCCTGCGCTGATGCCTGGGATCTGGGCACCAGCCGAGAAGAGCGCCCCGAAGCCACCAGCCACGCCGCCGGGGCCGCCCGCCTTGAACGCGGTGACCGCCTGGAAGAACCCCGCGGCGATGATCTGCCCGGACTTGAGCCAGTCCTCCTTCTTGGCGGTGGGATCAATCGGCACGAACCGCGGGACATTGGTCCGGAGGGTATCGAACGTCGCCGGCCGACCGCCCAGGCCGAGCCCGCCAGCGCCGAACGGCGCGGTGGAAAGTCCAGGCTGACGGAGGAACGCCCGGCCGCTAAGATCGCCGCCCGCGGTAAACAGTGCGTTGCGACTGAGGGCGTTGGCGACGAAGATGCGCCGCGCATCCATGTTGAACTGAATGGCCTCCAGCCGACGCGCCCGCTCCACCTCCTGCAACTTCTTCGCGGCCTCCAACTCGTCGTGTGTAGCCTTCGCTCCCTCCCGGCGATTCACATTGATCGTGGCGGTAAACGCCGCGATGTCCGCATCGAGATCGCGAATCTGTTTGTCGGACGCCAGCATTTCCGACAGGCTCTCACTCATCGGATTTTGGATGCTCGTCAGGAACGTCACCCTGGCGGCGCGCTCGCCTTGGAGTCGCCGGAGTTCGTCCTGCGTCGTGCTCACATCGCGCCCGATCTTCTGGGATTCCGGCACCCGGGCCTCGGACCGCGCCGCCGCCGTCCGCACGATCTCATCGCGGAGCTTCTGCTGCGCTTCCGCCGCTTCGCGGCTCTCCTTGGTCAGGGCACTATAGGCAAAGGCAATCGCTCCAACGCCCGCCACGGCTCCGAGCACCAAGGCATTGCCACCCCCGAGCTGCAACAACCCTGCCGATACCCTCCCCAACGGTCCGGTGAGCCCCGCCGCTTGGAAGGCCAGGAGCTGCGCCCCACGCTCGACGGCCCGCAGGCCCTGCCCCGCGTTCGGACCCGAGCGCGCGAGCTGGCCAAGGGCCGCGTTCGACTTGGCAAGCCCCGCCGACAATCCCGAGTCGGAAAAGAAAAATTTTACGACGGTGTCGAACGAAATTCCCGTATCTCCCCAGGTAGCGAGGCGTGTTTGCGTCGATTACATGGCCCACAAGCCGGGCGCAGATTTGCCGGCCAGTCAGTGCCGCCACGCGAAACAGGAATAACGTGATCCCACTCTTGCCACGGATCGCCACAGAGCCAGCATCGGTGCCCATAGAACTGCAGCCGTGCTTCGAGTTGCCCTTGTGTTGTGTGACCGCCTGCGTCTTGAATGCGCTGTTTACGTCTAGCCTGGGTCCGGCGCCTGAGGATCTTGTGCTGGTCTGGATGAGATTGCGCCCACTCACGCGAACGCCGAATCACCACGGCCCGATTGCTCTCGTAGTAGCGACGCAAGGCTGCTTCCCGGTCACGCGGTACGTCATGCACAAGGCCCCGATGCGCCCCGACCGCCTGGAAGGAGTGGAACCGACGGCGGCACTCCGGGCACTCGTGCGCACCGCTTCCCAGTACCTCCGGCTGATTTAGATCGACCGATCCGATCCGCAACTGGCGCTGGTGATGCATGCCGCACAGCCCGTTCGTATGATGCGGTTGCCCGCAACCAGCAACCGTGCAACGCCGCCTGACCCCATTCGGCCAGCATTTATAGGGCTGCGATGTTAGCGACCCCGCTCTCCACGCTCGCTGGTAATGCGCGGAGCATAGACCTCGCGCCAGCGCGCCCTGCTCGCATTCGGCCATCATGCAGGATTCCATTGCCCTAATTTATTTCCTCCACGGGTAGGCGACCCGGTCGAGCTTCTCCCGCTCCATCGCCCGGATGGCCACGTAGTCCTCGCTCTGGGCCGGCTGCCCGAGGCTAATTCCATCCGCGACCAGTAGCCGCTCGCGCAGATCGAAGCGCCCGAGCCGCTCGATCGCCCCGACAAACTCGTGCCACATCAGCCCGGGGACGCTCTTCGGGTGATGCTTGTAGCGATCGACGTACTCCCAGATCCAGTCCATCAGACTGGGGTCGGTGCGGCCGCGGGCGGGCTCGGCGCCGGCGCGGGGGCCGCGGTAGCGGCGGGCGTCCCAGCTGGCACCTGCGCCGCAGTACGCCCGGGCCGCAGCAGGTAGATGAAACGCCGGATGAGGTCGAGGATCTCACCCGCGGTGATGTTGGGGCAGGCCGCCACGACGGCGGCTTCCGTGATCCCCGTCGCCTGCGTGAAGGCGTCCCACATCGCGTCGAACGACTTCTGCTCGCCGTCCATGACGAACGTGTTGAGCAGGCTCTGCAGTTGCAGCCCCGCGCGGAACGGAATGGGCCGACCGGCGAGCACCTTCGCATTCGGCAGCTCGATATCGACGCGCACCTCGGCGTCGCGCAATTCTGAATCGGACATGGGTTCCCCAGTGGTGAGTGTTTTCTGGCGTGGCCTCCCGACTGGGGCGGGGGGCCGGCGGGTCCAGCGAGGACAGAACTCCCGGGCCCGAAGGCCCGGGTGGAGGATCAATCGAACTGCAGCGTCGCCTGCTCCACGAACCAGTTCAGGTCGAAGTACGCGTAGCCCTTCGCCGCGGCGTGCGTGTGCTCCAAGTACGAGAGATTCGTTGAGAGCAACTTGACCCGGTTGAACTGCACCGAGCCGTAGGTCAGGAGCAGCGCCCGTGTCGTGCGCGCCTTCAGGTCCGCGTAGGGATCGTAGGTCGCGAGCGGCGACTTCCGCACGTTGAGGCTGAAGCGCGGCGTGACCGTCGCGTAGTCGAATCCCGCGATCCCATCCACCGCGTTGCCCGAGTCGAGCAGCTCGGGATCGACCCCGATCGGATCGAACATCCCAGACGTCCAGTCCGGCGCGACGCCGGCGATGGTGAGCCCACTATTCACGCCAGCGATCGGCTCGTTCGAGTCATACACGATGCCGCCCGGCAGGGCCGCGGTGGCAGGATCCGCCCCCAAGAGCCCGAGCATCGTGAATTGGTGGACGCCGATCGCCCCGTCGGCAAGTGGCCAGCGCCAGCGACCGCGGCAGTCCGTGACCTTGAACAGCAGGCCGCCGGCATAGGCGTAGATCGAGGCCATCTCGTGCGACGTCGCGGCCTGGGTGTAGCTGAAGAGCTGCGCCCCATCGGTCTGCGCCCACCCGCACGCGCGATACAGCGGATCCGATTCGGGCGCCACATCGGAGCCGGCGCCCTTCATCTCCCAGAAGAAGTCCATCCGCACCTTGCGGCCGCGGGGGATCGCGGGCTTGGGCGGGGTGATGCCCGTCGTCGAGGCCGCGTCGTCCCGCATGTTCTGCCACTCGTAGTCGACCTGGATCTTCGAGAACAAGCGCTCCTGGGTGATGCGCACGGCGTCCGTGCCCACGACCGGGACGCTGTCGGTGAACGGCGTCGGCTGAATCTTCGCTAGCAGTCCCTGGATGATTTCGGCGTCAGGCATCGGGAGACTCCGGGGTTACGGGAAGCTCCGGGCCACTCACCCGGGCCCCCGATTCATCGTAGCAGCCTCCGGCGATCGGCGGCACCGAGGGCGCTGTGCGCTTGCGGCCCGTCAGGACCTCGGGCGTCTCCTCTGCCGGCCTCTTCGCCATCGCTCGACTCCTTAGACCGGGTCGTCCCGGTCGTCCACAGGGAACGTCACCGTCGCCACCCCGATATAGAGCGGGACCTTGCCCTCCAAGTACCCGTCCGACAACTCCACTGCGATGTCATCATCCTGCACCGCCGCCCCGAAAATCCCCCCGCTACCCGGCGTGCAGAGCCGGTCCACCGACTGCAGCAGCGCCTCACTCGCCAGCTCGACCTGCTTCTGCACCTTCGTCGCGTCCGTCCCCGTGGCGTAATAGTCCACACCGATCGTGTTCCGACTGTCCCGCTTGCCCTGGTCCTTGGCCCGCGTCGTGGCCTGGATGCCATAGACCCCGATCGTCGGGACGGTCGCCTTCCTCGCGACGAACACTTCCGCCGTCTGCCGCTTGATGCGGAGTGCCGTCGTCACGAGCCCCAGGCCCCCGAGCGCCTTCTGGGTAATCAGCGCCGCGAAGTCCGCCTCGAAGTGCGCGTCGATCTCCGCGAACGACCGCTCGATGGCGTCATATAGCACGTCCCACCTCTTGCTCGAGCAGCTTCTCGTTCAGGCGGATGATGTTCGCCCGCTCGGCCGCCACCGCTTGCTCGACAAAGGGATCGCCGGGCACAAAGCCCAAGGCTTCCCCCTGCCGGCGGAGCTTCAACGCCGTGCGCTCCCGCCCCCGCAAAGCGGGGTTGCCCTTCATAGCTCGGGCGCCCGTGGTGAACCGCGTCGCCCCCCGCGCAATGATCCGGTGGCCTCGGCTGACCAGATGGCCGTAGGGCACCCGCGCCCCGACGGACGCTTCCACCCCCTGGATCAGCCCCTGATGCACCGGCTTCGCTCGCACGTCAAACCCCCGCCCGAGTTTGCCCGTCTTGCCGCGTGGAGCGGTGGTCTTGAGTCGCGCCGCCAGGGGCATGAGCACCCGCGTTGCATTGCGCTCGATCGCCGCCCACCAGCGTGCAGGTGAGAGGCGACGTTGTAGCTCGGCAATCGGGGGCGAGAAGACGATTGTTTCGAGCGGCATCAGCCGAGAATCTCCGTCGCGAGAATCCGCAGTTCGCGCCGGCGCCCATCCGGATCCATGGGCGGCGATAGGATGTTGAACTTCCGCGTGGGGTTGGTGAGTCCCAACCGCCACCGTGAGGTCACGACGCTCTGCGCACGCAGCTTGATCCGATAGGTCCCCGCTGCCGTCAACCGCCCCTCCGTTCCGCTGTCCTCTTCGAGGCTGCCCCAGGCCGTCCCTTTGACGGTCCAGACGATGGTCGCCTCGCCCGCCACGACCACTTCACTCGGCTCCTCGAGCGTGAACAACCGCCGCAGCTCCCCCGCCCGCACGGCCACGTCAGACCCTCACACGACGAACGCATTCTGGTAACTCGCGAAGAACTGCTCCACCACTCCCACCGAGTGCGGGAGCGTTTCGCCGCCAGAGCCGGTGACGATGCCCTCGCGGAACTCGAACAGCGTCCCCACCGCAAGGCGCATCATCTGCCGCAGGTCCTCGGGCAACACCGCAAGATTCAGATAGCCCGCGAGGTAGCGCACGACGATCGCGCTCGGCTGGTAGCGGATCTGCGGCCAGGTCTGCCCGTAGGCCGGTACGATCCGGCTCTGTAGCGCATCCACGAGGTAGAGCGATGGGCTCCAGGTCTGCTGCGCCCCGGCCGTGTCGATGTACTTGAGGCTGACGACCGACTGCAGGGGCTGCCGCGGCAGGACAAGCGCCCCGTAGGGGTTCGTCTCGTCATAGCACGGGAACGCATCGACCGTCCACTCGAGCGTCTGCGTGAGAAACGCAAGATCGAGCTGCTTCTCGGCGAGCTGGCGCAGCGCCGTCAGGTAGCTGGCGAGGAGCGGCTCTTCGACGGTGTCCGTGACGCGCAAGTGATCGCGCATCTCGTCCGGGCTGAGCGGTTCCTCGACGGGTCCCTGGATGACGCGGAGCGCCCCCAGCACTAGTCCTCCGCTGCGCGCGCGCGTCCCCGACGACTGGAGGCAGGCGATTCTGACTCGACGGGCGCAGGGGCGTCAGCGGGCGCCTGTTGCACATGACCCTCCGCATCGGCCACGAGGTGGTACTGGACCACCTGCGCATCGGTAATGTCGGCGCCACGCGGCGCCAAGAGGAAGTCGGCGTCCGCAGCCCCCTCCTCGCACAGCTTCGTGCGAGAGACATCCAGCCAGAGATGACGGTCGGCAATCATGGGGGTCCCTTTCGCGTTCCAGGCCAGAGCCACTAGACGTAGAAGATGATGAGGGCGAGGACCCCCGCCGTGATGGTGCCGACCGCGATCGTCCCAGTCGGCGACCGCTCGGCGGTCGTCTTGATCATCGAGGCCGCCGTGAAGACGGGCAGGGTGGCCTTGAGCCCCGTGGTCGAGTAGGGGGCACCCGACACCACGGTCGCCGAGACTAGATCGTTGGCGCCTTCGACCGAGAGCGCGAGGGTCGCGGCCGTACCAGTCGTGAAGAGCGTCGTCACGTCCAGGAATGCCTCGAGAATGATCGACCCTGCGGGGATGGGTCCCTGACTCCCTTGACTGGCCCGCAGCGGAATCGCGCCGATCGCGCCACCGTCGACCGCGAAACTGTACTCACCCCGATACACCTTGATGTCGCGTGAGCCTGGAATGACCGACATGGGTTCGTCTCCCCTTAGTTGTCGACTTGCACGTAGCCGATGACGCCCGCGACGAGCGTCCCGCCGCTCGTAAAGAGTTCAAGGAGGGTCGCCGCGGCGGTCTCAAACCAGCCCTGTGGGTTGTAGGGCAGGGTGAGCTGGCCGAGGGCCCCCAAGGCCATGGCACCCGTCACCGCCGTACCAGCCGCGCCGCTCTTGAATGTCACGGTCTGCGCCGTCGTATTCGTGACGAACAGGCTGACGACGCGGATCTTGCCAGTGACCAGCGCCGCGACGACCGTTGCTGTCGCCGTGACGCTGATCACCGCGTACTGGACTTCAGAAAGCCGAGCCATCTACAAGCCGGTCACCTTGCAAAAAGCCGCGCCGCGGTAGATCACGAAGGCCACCCGCGCATCGGCACGGATCGTGACCTTCCCCTCGATGAACTGCGTCGAGATCCAACCCACCTGGACCTCGAGGCCTTTCTTCTCGCGGAGCTGGCTGTACTGGCTGAAGGCCCCGACGACGGCGTTCGAGACGGTCAGGGCTTCGGTCTGCACGACCGGCAGACCCCAGAGCGCGTCGTCACCCACCTGCGAGGGCGGCCCGAACTGGTAGTCGCCGTTCGCGTTCTGCGCGAGCCGGATGTTCTGCCAGTCCGTCCCGTGCATCGCGATGAGATTCGGGACGGCGCGGCCGGTGATCCGGCAGAGCGTCATCGCCTTGAAGATCGCGTTCGCGGCCGGGTCGGCACCGCGGGCCTGCGTCTGGATGCCCGAGACG